AAGTTTAACTCATGTATTTGCAATTGGGTTTACAGAACCGGATCGTTTCCAACAAGACGATGACTTTGCGTTAGGACTAATCAATAGATTGTCCGTCTTATCATCTCAACCAACTAATCAAAAAGGTACTGGGGCCGCACCTTTCGTTAAAACTACAACATTTGGTGGTGGACAGATAGAAGATTCTATTTGGTCATATGATGGTATTGCTTCACCGGTCGAAGTTCTGCGTAACAATACTTATGGTGTCGGTGTTACAGTTGCTACACCTTCTCAAATGGGTACAGCAAACTTTGATGGAACAATTAGATCAGCACCACTTATCGTAAAAGCAAATGATGTTATATATCCATCTCTTGCTCTAGAGACACTCAGAGCATTATACGATATGCCAAATTACAATACTAAAGTTACACCAGAAGTTGGAATAGAATGGATTAGAATGGGTAAAGCACCACCAATCGAGACTACTCCAACAAGTGATGTAATGATCAGTTATTGGAACGAGTTTGATAGAGTATCAGCAAGTGATCTTGAAACTGCTAATCTTACAAACAAGGTTTTAGTATGGGGTTTAACTGCTGAGGGATTGAATAATCCAATTTCAACCCCAGTGGGTGTATTATATCCTCATGAAGTTCAAGCAAACCTAATCCAAACCGTTCTGCAAGAAGTTCGAATACAACAATCCTACTATCTTGAATTTCTCGAAGTTGTTCTTCTCTTGACAGTTTTGCTAGGAATATTGGGAGCGGTTTACATGCTTCCCACAACTGTTTCGGCGATAGTGAGTCTAGGTATTGTTGGACTTCAGTTGGGTGGTGGATTCTGGATCTGGACTTATGATTACGTTCTTTTCGATACTTTCTGGTCATCGATATCCTCCGTAGTAGTTTTTGGACATGCTTCTTTCAACAAATACTATATTACATATCAACTCAAAGAACAAATTAAGAAACAGTTCAAGATGTATTTATCTCCAGACATGGTTGAGGAATTACAAAAAGACCCTAGCAAACTTAAGTTAGGTGGGGATAGAAAAGAGATGACTTTCTTATTCATGGACATCTGTGGATTTACACCTGTATCTGAACATTATAAAAACAAAAATGATCCAGAGGGTCTAGTCTTACTTATTAATAAATATCTAGATACTATGACAAAGATTATACTAAGTCATGGTGGTACTATTGACAAGTATATGGGCGATTGTATAATGGCATTTTGGAATGCTCCCTTGGATTGTGAAGATCATGCTCAGAAGGCAGTCGATGCATCAAAAGAAATATCAGAGAAAGCAGATGAACTTATTAAAGAATATCAAGAACAAGGCCTTCCTAGGATTGATGTTGGTATCGGCATCAGTACAGGGGAATGTATTGTCGGAAACATGGGATCAGAACTTAGATTTGACTATTCCGTCATTGGAGATGCCGTCAACTTGGGTGCTAGACTCGAAGGACAAACACGCAATTATAATGGGGTACGAGTGTTGTTATCGCAAAGAACTGCTGGACTCTGTCAAGAAGGACTATTTACTAGAGTCGATGATATTAAAGTCAAAGGAAAAGAAGAACAAGTTACAATTTACACTATCTGAACCAATCTCAAATAAGCAGTGGATTACATTTACCACACTACAACTTGCAGATATCTATACAACTTATCGTGGACTTAAATACAATTGTGTTTATGAAATGAATCCAATTGTTGGTGAACGACCATCAGTACCACAAATGTTTCTTGTTAAAACACTTGTTCTCTTGCCTGCAATTGAATCTGATATACAACGACAGACTCTAGAACCAAAAACTATAGATAATATAAATTTTCTAATGGCATTAGTTGTAGGCAATAACTACAATGTATGGCATGACGCAGAAAGGAACTGCGAAAGAAGATAGCACTAAATACTAGTACTTAATTATGGAGAGATTATGCCAGTGAAATACGGAAAAACATCTAAGCAAATAGATAGATCAACTAAGAAGGTTACTATAGTTCATGAATACATGAAGTGTCAGTCAATCAAAACTCTATTAGATGCATACAACAAACCTGTAGTCCCTAAACTACGACAAAAGATTAAGAACGAGTTAGTTCGAAGAAACAAAAAAGGTCTAGCAAATATAGTATTCTCATGATATAATGTATAAATACATTTGTAACAATACTGTTACGAATGCAACATTTATGTAACAAGACGAAGTAGAGAAATCGAAGAGCAGTTACGGATAGTTGCAGTACATTATAGGAGATAAAAATGCATAGATTAGCATCATTGTCTGCCTACTACGCAGACAAATTTCACTCATTGATGAAGTGTGGTAGACTTAATAAAGTAATCAAAATGGTGAACGTTCAAAAATAATTGAATTATTTTCAAAAAACCCCTTGAAAAATTGGTGGTTGAACATATATAATATATAAATACAAATGCTGAAAAAAGATAATTCTTTCTTCAAAAGAGCACGGGTTGATAACAAACCAATTTATTGGTAGCAACAATCTTCAAAAGTGCTCGGTTAGATAACTCTTTTGAAAGCACTAGAACTGATATAAGGGTAATCAGATCGTAAGTGAAGAAAACCTACTATTGAAGTTCGCCTTATCGGCAGATAGGTTCACCGAGTAAGGGAGATCAGATCGTAAGTGAAGAAATCCTACTACTCATAGTACCACACAAAATCGATAAGTTTTAGTATGAACTGATTTGCTGACTTGAAATTGAAGTAATTTAATAGAGAGATACCAGCAGATCAGATCATACGCCCTAATTGCCCATAAGGGGATTAGAAACAACTTGCTATTAAATAGGAGAAACAAATGACAGCAATAGATACATTTGGTCAATTCAGACCGTTCACAATAGGATTCGATAAACTCTTTTCAGACATGGAGAGGATATCTAATATCAACGACAACTTTCCACCATACAATGTGATTAAATCTTCAGAAGATACATATCTCATTGAACTTGCAGTTGCAGGGTTCAACAAAGAAGAACTCAATATTGAATATAAAGATTCAATACTAACTGTTACTGGTGATAATACTACACGTCAAGAACTAGACTTTGTACATAAAGGAATTTCAGAGAGAAGTTTCAAAAGATCATGGACACTTGGTGAACATGTTAAAGTTAAATCTGCATCAGTAGTTAATGGGTTGTTAGTTGTATCTCTTGAGAGAGAGATTCCTGAATCTGAGAAACCTCAGACAATCAAAATTAAATAAAACCCTATTTACAGATACTCCTGTTTGTATTATAATAGGAGTATCTTAATTAATTAGGAGATTTTATTATGATAAACGTAGGTGAAAATTTACCAGAAGTAAACATGCCAGTTAGGGTTGATGGAGACTTTGTTCTTCTAAACACTACTGAACAGTTTGCTGGTAAGAGAGTAGTAATCTTTGCACTACCGGGTGCATTCACGCCAACATGTTCATCATTTCAACTACCAGGATATGAAACAATGTTTTCAAAGTTTCAAGAGAAAGGTGTTGAAGAGGTGTACTGTTTATCTGTAAACGATTCATTTGTTATGAACTCATGGTTCGAAACACAGGGTGTACAGAATGTGAGACCACTACCAGATGGTAATGGTGAATTTACAGAACTTGTAGGTGCAAGTGTAAAGAAAGCAAACTTAGGTTTTGGTGTAAGATCATGGAGATATGCAATAGTTGTAAACGACAATGTCGTTGAACATGTATTCGCAGAAGAGGGATTCGGTGATAACATCGAAACTGATCCATATGAAGTATCAGCACCAGAAAATGTTTTAGCAAACATCTAAATATAAGGGCACCTAGAGTGCCCTATTTTTATGTCAAAATTATTCGGAACAATATACAGAGTAGTCGAAAACCCATTTGAAAAAGATGCGGGTATAGAACTTATTGGTTCTGAATGGAAAGGTCTAGTGTATCAATATGGTGATGTACAGTTTGTTGATGGCGAAGCACAGATTAATTTTCAAAGAAGTATCAGAAGACTACCAGAAGATGTAGAAGAGACAGAGGAAAACATAGAAGATTTACTAAATAACAGTGAACTTAATCAGTTAATGGGTGATATACTCCTTGAATTAATTGATGAACAACTAGAGAAAGATAAGTATGAACAGAGAGTTATTACAAAACCAGATCAAGAGACATGAGGGCGAAGTCCTAGAAATCTATAAAGATTCTCTTGGTTACTTAACATTTGGAGTCGGACATCTCGTCAGAGAAGGAGACCCAGAATTTGGTGAACCAGAAGGAACACCAGTAAGTCAAGAAAGAGTAGATGCAGTCTACGAGATTGACTTTGATAAACATGTTGAGGAAACAAAACATGTATGTGAAAAACACAATATAGACTTTGATAATCTTAACGAAGATATTCAGCACGTCTTAGTTAATATGTGTTTTAATTTAGGTGCAAATCGCCTAGGTAAATTTAGAAACATGTTAAAGGCATGTTCAGTTAGTGATTGGAAAGAAATGGCAGTGCAGATGGAAGATTCACGATGGTTTGGACAAGTTGGTCGCAGATCAGTAGAACTACAGGAAACAGTGCTAAATGCAGGAAGTTAAATGCATTCGTCTGAACACTGGCGAAGTTATTATGGGGTTTGTTAAGAAGACTTTTTTTGGCAACTATATAATAACTGAACCACAAATTATTCTCACTACAGCAGAGAATAATAAAATGGAAGTGAACTTTGCTCCATGGATACCTTATGCAAAAGAGTTTAAGTTCAAGATCAATCAACTGTTAATACAATCAGTGTTTGATCCAAAACCGCAACTTGAAACTAATTTCAAAGTTGCGACAGGTAATAGAGGAATACGAGGACAAAAATGACAGATGTAAATAATCTTTCACTTTATCGAAACAGCATTCAATCTCATCTAGATATGGAAGCAGATGAAAATGATACACCAGATTTCAGTGCAATAAATTTTACGATTAAACACCTAAGAAATTATGGTGATGCTAGTGATGAAGCATTGATTGATCAACTTAATGGTATTTTAAACAGAGCAGAAGGGCAAACACCTAACTACGATGATAAAGAAGACCTAAGTACATTGCACGTCCCAGTTGCCCCGGAGTAAATTATGATAGACTTTTCAAATCGTGTCTTAATGGCACAAATCAAACATGCAGATGCAATGATCGAGAAACATAAGATCAATGTTGAAGTACTAACTAAAAATGCAAGTGGTGTAGCAGATCACCCAGACATGATGCAGACAGTAGAAAAAGAACTTAACTCAATAGGACATTGGGAAGAGATTAAGTCTGTAATCAAAAAACATTTTGATTTCGAAGATAAAAGAACATTGACAGAATAGACCTACTGTAGTATACTTACAGTATGGATTTCTACACTAATGTTTGTCGTACAAGAGACAAAATTCTAGTTACCGGATATCAAGGTAACAAAAAGCAAAAACTACAGGTCAACTATCGACCCAAACACTTTGTACCTTCTAAGAAAGGTCAAACACCATATAGATCACTTGATGGTCGATATCTAGAAGTTATCGAACTCAACTCTATGGGTGGGGCACGTAAGTTCAGAGAGAAGTATGATGGTGTTGAAGGGTTTGAGATACATGGTTATGACAGATATGTTTACACATATATTTCAGATAGATTTCAAGGCAACATCAACTGGGACTTCAACAAGATAAAAATTGCCACACTTGATATTGAGTGTGAATGTGAAGATGGTTTCCCAGACCCAATGATCGCATCAGAAAAAGTTAATGCTTTATCAATCAAACCATTTCGTAAAGATACAATTGTATTTGGTATTGGTCCATGGCAACATGATAGAACAGATGTAGTTTATGTTGAATGTAAAAATGAATTTGATTTACTACAAAAGTTTATAAAGTATTGGCGAACAGAATCATTTGACGTGATTACTGGTTGGAATGTAAACAGTTTTGATATCACATATCTTTGTAATCGTATTGATCGTCTTATGGGCGAGAACGAACATCGTAAACTATCTCCTTGGAATCAATCAAGTTGCAGAGAGTTTACAACTCAAGGTTATCAAAAGCAAATGGTGTATGATCTACTTGGTGTCAATGTTATTGACTATCT